ACGGTCGTCGGGAACGTCGGCGGCGCGGCATCCGTTGTGCCGGCCGTGCTGACCCGGTAGTAGAAGCCATTCGGGGCCGCCGGTACGAGAAGATCATTCAGGGCAACCGCCGTCGAATTGGCGCGGGCGCCCGGCGTCGCGGCAAGCGTCACCACTGGCACGACCGCCGTGTCGATCGGCGCGTCCAGCTTGACCAGGCCACCCCGATAGAGGGCGTGCTCCTCGTCGGTCACAGCGCCGGCGGAGATGGCGGAGCTGTTGCCGAACAGCGCCACCGCCAGATTCTCCGGAGACAGGTCGTGGAGCGTCATCGAGGCCTCGACCGACTGGACGCGGCGCACCTCGTTATAGGTGCCGCCGCCCGGCTTCGTGTAGTCCTTCAGCTCCTTGACGTCCTCGCTGATGCTGAAGCTCAGGGCCGAGACGTTGCCGACGAAGCGCAGCGGCGCCCCGGAACCGACCGTGCGCAGGTACACCTTGCCGCTACCGATGTAGCTGTAGTCGCTCATGAAAGATTCCTCTGTGATGAACGCCGCTCACGCGCGGCCACGCCCGGCGTTCCGGGAACTGTCACCGCCGCGTGTGGGCGGTGTACCGAATGACTGCGCCGACCCACTTCAGGCCGTCGGCCTGGGGGATTCGCTCGACGCTCGCGAACTTTGGAAAGTCCGTTCCATGCGGGAAGCGAGCCTGCTGGTCTTGCATGGCGCGCTCGACGTCCTCGATGATCTCGTGCAGCCGCAATTGGGCGTTGTCCCGGTCGCTCGTGACCTTGGCGATGATCGCGACCGTGACGGCCCGGCCGATCGCCCGCAGCGCCGGATTGAGCGGCGCCGACATGCCCTCGAGCACGACGGCCAGGAACTCGTCCTGATCGTCGCGCACCTGGCCAGGCTCGAGCTCGACGGTGGCCCCGGCGCTGGTCCTGTAGCCGTTGCCCGGGGTGATTCTCGTCAGGCACGCCCGCACGGACTCAAGCAGCTGCCAGCTGAGGGGGCTACTCACGGACCACCACCCACGTCGACAGCGACTCGTCCTCGCGGATCATCTTGGCGAGCTCGAAGGTCTCACCGTCGACGGTCACGCGCGCGCCAACCTCCAGCGTCCCTACCTCAGCCAGGCGGAAGGTGACGAGCGTCTGCACGCCCGCCACCTCCGCCTCGTCCTCGCCGAAGACCTGCGCGGCGCGGTCCACGTAGACCGAGCACGGGATCGGCCCGGTCCCGCCCTCGTAGACCGCGGAATCGGCCATGCCAGCGCCCAGCAGCGCGCCCATGATCTGGTCGTCGAGCGACCGCAGGAACGCGCGTTGGGACACGGCAGCCGATTACGTGCGGGTGACGTTGCCCGGGGTCAACTTGACCTGGGCCGTGGTCTGGCCGCTCCCACCGGCAGCGATGGCGATCGCGGCGCCCATGAGGTCGCCGGTCGCCGGGGTCGCTGCCGAAGCGTCGAAGGCCGCCGCGGAGGCGTCCCACAGCAGCTTTTCTCCGGCCGCCCACACCGCCGCCGAAACCTTCGGCACGGTGAAGACACCCTCGATCGCCACACTGATGACCTGACCCGAGCCCGAGGCGCTGGTCAGGGCGATGCCGATCGCGTGCTGGAGCGGCACCACCGCACCCGCCGCGACGGCGCCGGCAGTCGTAAAGCTGATCACGTTGCCGGCCTGTACCTGATTCGTGGACATGTTCCTGTCTCCTGATCCGAAATTCGAGTGAAGGGAGCGGGGGCCGGCTTACCCGGCCCCCGCTTCAGGCAGCTGCCGGCGCTTACACGCCGGTGCTGCGCCAGCCAGCGCGCCAGTCGATCGCGGCGACGCCGTAGTCCAGCCGCACCTTCATGTTGAGGGCGTCGGTCATGAACTCGATCTCGTCGTCGATGAACGGCTCCTGGACGCCGTCGAGGAAGGCGACCTCGAAGGCCTCCGCATCCATCGGATCGGCGAACAGATACCAGGGCGCGGCGGCGAGGTAGGGCGATGCCACGACCTCGAGGTTGAGCTGCGCCTGGACGTAGTTCCGCTTTGCCGAGTTGGTCTGGGAGACGTCCGTCAGGGAGTTGAGCACCTCCCATGCGGTCTGCTTGCGATCGACCGAGCAGACGAGGAAGCGCGGCTGGATGGCCAGGTAGTCGTTCAGGCCCTTGTCGCGCTGCTTCATCATCGCCGCCTCGCCGATGGCGATGTTGGCGACAGTGATCACGCCGCTGCCGAGGTTGGCGTGTCCGCCGGCAGTGGTGACCACCGTGTTGTTGAAGAACGCGCCGGTGTCCGACATGGTCGGGCCTGCGCCGCTATTGCTGGCGAGCAGCGTGTACACGTCCGCCTCGACGGTGCGGGCAGCAGCGCGGCCAAGGCGGGCCGCCATGCCGGTGAACGCGGCGAGGTCGTCGTTGACGATCATCTCACGGGAGAGCGAGATGTAGCGGCCCTTGGTGGCCGCCTGGATCGGCTCGCGCTCCTCGCTGATCGTGCCCTGCTGGTACTCGCCGGCCTCCGGCTTGGTCACTAGGCTCGAGAAGCTGCCGATGGTGTGGCGGCTCGCGATCTTGAAGTCGGACACGGAGCCGACCTTGCACCACCGGTTCCAGGTCACCGGTGCCAGCTGGTAGGCATTGCGCAGCACCTTCCCGGCCGCGTTGGACAGCAGCAGCGGGAAGTCCGACGAGGTGTGCGAGGCCAGCACCTTGCGCGCGATGCCATCCTTGGTCAGGCCGCGCGTGCTCACGCCCTTCATGCTGAGCGCCGTCTCGGCCAGGTCGGCCAGCGAGCGGCCGTAGAACTCGTTGCCGGCCTCGCGCTTTTCGAGACCCGCGCGCACGAGGATCGCCTGCGCAGCGCCAGCCAGGAACTTGTCCCGGCCATCCACCACGTTGCGCGTGTCGATCGGGATCGTGGGCTCGACGCCCTCGCCCAGCTTGGCGAGCAGCTTGGCGCCGGCGGCATCGGCCGAGCAGCTGACGTCGTCGAGGCATGCGTCGAGCAGCTCGCGATGCGACTCGGCGAACTTGCCGAACCGGTCGCGCACCGCCCGGCGGCGCTCGGCCTCGGCCGTCACGGCCGCCTCCGCCGCGTCGCGACGGGCCTTCTCAATGTCGGCGTTCTGCACCGACGCGGTTGCCTGGTCAGGCATGGTGTTGTCCTCCTCGGACTTGCTTTCGGCGTCGTTCGCCGACTTGTGGGCCGCCGCGGAACGCGGCGGGGGAACGGAAACTCGGGACTGCGCGAAGGCGCGGAACTGGGCACTGGCGGCCATCTTGAGGGCGGCCCATGCGGCCGAGGCCTCTGAGGTGCCCTCATCCTTTTCGGCAGCCGCCGCAGCATCGGCGCGGCGGTCTGCCAGGCCCGCCTCGATCGCCTCGTCGCGGGTGAACCAGGTCTCGCCCTGCATCCACTCCTCGACCGTGGCCCTGGCTTGGCCGGTCCTGGCGACATAGGCATCGACGAGGCCAACCTCGGTCTTGTCCAGCATCTCCGCGACGCTTCGCATGTCGTCGGAGTCGCCGATCGCGATCGTCCACGGGCTGTGCACCATGAACATCGCGCCGGTGCCCACGACGATCTCGTCGCCGGCCATGGCGATCACCGAGGCGATACTGGCCGCCAGGCCGTCCACATGCACGACGACGCGGGCCTTGTGCTCCTTGAGCGCCGTGTAGATCGCGAACCCGTCGAACACCTCGCCGCCGGGCGAGTTGATCCGGACCACGATCTCGGACACGTCGCCGAGCCCGGCGAGGTCGTCCCGGAAGCGCTTGGCGGTCAGGCCGTCGCCGAACCAGTTCTCGCCGATTGGGTCGTAGATCAGGACCTCGGCCTTGTTGCGGGCGAGAGCCCGGACCTTGATGGAAGGCATCTCTTACTCCTCGCGCCGTGGCGCGTCTGGGTCGTCCTGGTCGTCTGGCAGTGGCGCGGGAGCCTGGACTGGCTCCGCCTGCCCGGCGGGCCCGAGCCTCAGCCCAAGCCGCTCCCGCTCCTGCTGGTCCTTGAGGATCTCGCGGTTGACTTGGTCCGGGTTCTGGCCGGACTCCCGGATGATCCGAGAGCGGCTCTTGTAGCCGCGAGACTCGGCTATCTCGTTGGCCCTGATCTCCTTGATCGGGTCGATCCACGGCATCGGCGGCACGGTATGCGTCGCGTTGTAGATCGTGGCCAGGTCAAGGTCCGGAGGGAGCCGGATCGCATTCGACGCCCTGACTGCATCGATGAAGGCGTCCCACACCGGCTGGCACCAGCGGAACACGAAGTGCCCGGACAGCCGCCGATAGTTCACCATCTGCTCGACCAGCTCTTGCCTCTGGGCGCTGTAGGTGCCGTCGTAGTTCTTCGACAGACTGGAGTAACTCGTGCCGAAACCCGCCGCGGCGCTGCGCAGCTGGCTGTCGCGGAACGGGATCAGCGCGTTATTCGGGCGGTTCGGGTTGATCGTCCCGACCTCCTCGCCCGGAACCAGATCGTCAAAGACCATGCCCGGAATGAACTCCATCTGCCGAGGCTGCGGCTTACCGTCGGCGCCGACCTCTGGCGGCTCGTACATGTCCGGCGTGCCCTTCTTGATGAAACCGGCCATCGCCGCCGCGACGCGCGCTGCCACCCGCTCAGACTCGTCGATCTCCTTGATGTCCTCAAGCCGTACCAGCACCGGCGCGAAGATCGAGACCCCGCGCAGCTGGTGGAGGCGCTTGGCAAACTTCAGATGGACCATCCGCTCGGCCGGCACGCGCTTGGTCTCGGCCATCAGGGTCATCGAGTCGCCTGGGTGGCGCTTGTAGACTCGATATGCGCGCGGCGCTCCCCACTCGTTGACCTCGATGCCCTGGTAGACCCCGTCCGCGAGGCTCATCGAGTCCATCGGCACGAAGTCAGCCTCGAGCACCTCGAGGCTGTATGGAACCGCCGTGCGATGGTCGAGCCTTGAATTGACGCCGATGATGTGCTGGGCGAATACCTCGCCGTCGCGCAGCCAGGAGCGGCAAGCGAGCTGCTGCAGACTGTAGTAGTCCAGCTGGCGCGTCACCTCGGGCGCGTGAATCCAGTCGTCCCATAGCTTCAACAGCGCGCGATTGAAGTTGTCCGCGAGCTCGCCGCCAACCGTCTCGACCTGCGGCTCCGGCTGGATGCCGGTGCCGACGATGTTGTTCACCAGCACGTCCAGCGCGCCGGACGCGATGTCGAGGTTCTCCTCGAGGTGCCGGGCCTGGGCGCGCAACGACATCGCCGCGCGCTCGTTCTCGGCGTTCGCGCTCCGGGTCGACTTCGTCGACTTCCGGGTCCGCGATGGCTGCGCGGCCTCGTAGTAGGCCAGCAGCTTGCGCCACTGGGCACGCTTGGCCGCCCATCGCGGCGACAATGGGGCAATCACGAACCGGTCAAGCAGGCTCATCCGCGTCCGCTCAGGTTCGCGGCCGAGTAGCCGTGGCGGGACATGCCGACGGCTCGGCGCTGCAGCTCGGCGATGATCCGGGACCAGTAGGTGATTTGCCGGGCGATCTCGTCAGCCTGCCGGTACGTCACGCTGCGATCGCCGTAGCGCACGGTCAGTGTCGAGCCGGCCTGCGCAGCGAGCAGCGCATCGAGCTGGGCCTGCGCTTGGGCGAGTGTAATTCCGCTCATCGGCGTATCCATGATCCTCTGCGGCCCATCCACGAAGGTGTGGGCGCGGTTGGTGTCTGCTTGGTCACCGTCGCCGGCTGGACCGCTGGCGACTGTTCGACGGTTCTCGCAGCTTCTGGCTCCGGGGCGCGCGACAGGCGATCCGCCGGGGCGCCAGACCTGCGCCGCAGAAGTTCGGCCCCGCCACGGCCCTGCAACGCGCACCAGGCGTACACCGTGCAGTCGAGGCCTTCCTGTCGGATTCCCGTTTGCCGGGGGCGCCACAGCCGCACCCGGCGGCCCTGGCTCACGCGGTGGACCACGGTCTCCGAGGTCAGCTGGTCAAGCCACTCGTGGTCCGTCGTGGCGTCGAAGTGGATGTAGCCGGGTCCAGGCTCCATCACCCGCCGCAGGCGCTGGTAGAGCACATCCTTGGCCGTGTCCACGCCGATCGGCCACACCTGCCCGACCTTTGCCTTGCTGGCCTTCTTCGGCCACGCCAGCCGGCCGGGTCCAGCGACGCCCTTGATGGCCCACACCCGGAAGCGCTTGCGCGCTGCGCAATAGCGGTAGACCTGCTCGGTGAAATGACCGCCAGAATCCACAGCGCACGCCTCGATCACCAGCTCCCGGCCGTCGTCGGTGCGCCAGCGGCGCCGCAGCAGGTCGTCATGCTCCTTCCACAGCGATTGCCCGCCCGGGTCGCCGCGGAGCACGATGTGCTCGACGCGCCAGGCCTCCTCGTCGGTGCCCCAGCCCCAGACCACCACCTCAAGCCGATCGTCCTGCACATCGGTCCCGGCGGTCAGCAGAAGCACGCCAGGAGGCAGGCTGTTGGCGGTGTAGGACTCCACCCGGCCAGCAAGGCCTGATGCCTCGATCTTCTCTCCGGCGTCCTCCCAGGTCTCGGCTAGCGCGGTGTTGATCCAGGTCTGCAGGGTCTCCGGCAGACGCTTGGCCTTCAGGAACCCGTCTGCCATGTCGGCCCAGGTAGACCACGGCGAGTACAGCTCGCTGATGTGGAAGCCTGCCGCGCCCGTGAACGGGCGGCTCGAACGCCACTCGCCGCGCGCCAGCATCTCCGATTTCTGTCCCTCGTGGATCTCCGCGGCGCAGTGCTGGCAGACATAGACCGCCTCATGCGGACGGCCTTCCGGCCATCGCACCTGCGCCCAGATCAGGCGCTGGAACTCGCCGCATTCCGGGCACGGAACGAAGTAGTAGCGCTGATCGGACTGCTCGAATCCCACCTCAATCCGGGAGCTGCCCTTGATCGTCGGTGTCGAGCCTGCCAGCACCTTGCGATTCCAGAAGGTTCGGGTCCGCTTGATGCCGAGGCTGATCGGGTCGCCCTCGGTCCCAGCGGAAGTTGGGAAGCGGTCCACCTCATCGAACAGCACCACCCTGATAGGCCTCGAGGCCAGGCCCGCGGGGCTGTTGGCGCCCGCCACCGTCAGCCGGCCACCCGCGAAAGTCTTGTGCAGCAGGGTGTTCCCGCTGTCGCGCGCCCTGGCGTCGGCGATCTTGCCGCGCAGCGCCGGCGTGTCCCTGAGCATCGGCGCCAGCCGATCCTTCGACCAGGCCTCGGCCAGCTCGAGCGTCGGCTGCACGAGCAGGATCGGCGCCGGGTCCTGATCCACGTGGAACCCGATCACGTTGTTCAGGATCTCGGTCCAGCCGACCTGCGCGGACTTCTGGACCCACACCTCGCGCACGGCGGGGTCGGAAACCGCATCCATGATCCCCCGCTGGTACGGGGCGCGGTCAGTCTTCCAGTGCCCTGGCTCGGCGCTGCTTTCGCTGCTGAGGCGCCTTTCGGCGTCCGCCCACTGGCTTATCGTCAGGGTCGGCGGCGGTCTCAGGACCGTCCGCACCTCCCGCCACGCCCTCCACACTGCTGTCGGGTCGAGGCTCGTAGTCGGCGAGCTCGGCGAGGGCGGCGTGGACCTCGGCGCGGATAGCCGTTGCGATGACGTGCGGGTCTCCAATGTTCACCAGCTGCGGGCCGAGCTTCGCGCCCATGTTGAGGAGCCGCGCCCGCATCGCTGCAATGCAGTCGGCCCAGAATTTCGTCACCACCTTGAGATCAGCGAGCCATCCCTTGCGGACAGCATTTTCGTGCTCGACCTTCTCGGCCTGAGCTGCCGCGAGGCGTTCGCGCTGGTTGTCGAAGTCCCCGGAGCCGGCCGCGCGCGCGACGAGCCAGGCGACCAATGTGCGGGCGTGATAGCTGCCGTCGCGGTTTCGCGGGGCATCTGCCCAGTCGCGCAGCGTCCGGCTGGTAACGCCACAGATCTCAGCGGCCTGCTGCTGGGTCAGTCTGGACAGATCAGCCATGCGCACACCCGCGGAAGGAACCTAGAAGCCCCTGGCGCTAACGATTCGACGGGGCCCGAATTACCTGCAACGCACCGGTCGCCAGGAGGACCCGTGACTTGGTTGTCACGCCTGATCGGGCCGTTTGTCTCAACGCTTCGCGGTTCGCAGCGACTGTCGCAGCGCCTGCGAGAACTCTTTGCTGAAGTCGCTGCGGAATACCTGCTCAGCGACCTGGCGGAACTTCAGGATTGGCTGATAGCGCGGCGGCCGCACGAACAGCAGGAGGGGTCGGATCTTCCGATTCCCATAGTTCTGCCAGATGCCCTCTGGCAGACGACTAGAGCCGCGCTCCCTGCCCCTCTCCGTCAACCTCCCGCGCCGCGCGACGAAGTATCCCTTCGTCCTGGCGTTCTTTCGCGCGCCCGGTCGGCTCGATCTGTTCGCGATGAACCCGGTCTCGCTGAACGCCTTGAGGCCGCTGAGGATCTGCACGATCTGCCCGGCGCTCATGTTGCCGTACTGGTTGAGGCGAGCGCCCTTGCCCGGTACGGTAAACTCGTTCCGGCCCAGGATGCCGGCTGCCTCGAGCGCGCGCTCGAAGCGCTTCTTCCGACGCGGCCCACCTCGCACCAGCGGCTCCAGGTACTTGGCCGGTGGCGTGCCCTTCGTCGCCTCGTCGCGCAGGAATACGTCGCGCTGAAATGGCCCTCGCTTGTTGGCCGGCCTCGACAGCAGGACCGAGCGGACTGTGAACGACGTCGGACGGTTGATCGCGAACTTGAGGTTGAGCTCTTCCTTTTCCCGCACCGTCGCGGCGACTTTGTTGATCGCCAACGACAGTGCGAAAGGCACCTGCTGGAGTTGCAGCTCCGACAGCTTCCTGGATAGCAGCGTCGTGTCGATCTGGGCCGCGATCATTCGATGCTCAGCCGGATGATTCCGGTGTGCACATTGCCAACAGTCGTAGTCACGTCTACGCGCACCTCGTAGGTGCTGCCAGCCACACCACCTCCGATCCGGATGGATGAGGCCTGCAGGCCCGGGGTGTCTACGTAGGGCTGCGGGTCACCCGTGAGTTCGCCCGGAATGTCCCAGTCCTCGCTCGCAATCCGCTCCTCGAGGCTCTCGAAGCTCATGGCCTGACGGGTCCAGATGATCGAGCCGTCGACGACAGTCGAGATGGCGTCGCTACCCTCTGGCCACAGCGGCTCGACCTTCGCGATCGGGCGCCGGGGCGTGACGCCGCGAGACACACCGCCCCCTGACAAGTACTCGTAGCCGGTCCCTGGCCTCGAGTTCGGGCGGACCGCCACACCCGGCGCGAAGCCCATACCGGGCTCCCACAGCCTGGCGAAGTATGCGGTCCAATTGAAACCCCATGTCTTGACGGAGCTGGGCGCCTTGCACCGCTCCAGTGTGACGATGCAGCCCATGTGGCGGCCTTACGGCGCGGCCGGCGCGCGGATCTCGATGCCCCACGTCGGGACAGTGACCGTGCCGCCAGAGGTCAGCGTCTGGGTCGTGCAGACAGTGATGTAGAGCACGGCGTTGGCGTCATCGTCCACGATTGCGATGTGCGTGGCGTCACCGGATGCGGTGATGCTGAGCTCCGCCTTCTGCGCGACGTTGAGGCGACGACCCGAGACCGTACCGTTCGCCTCGGTCAAGTCGGTGTTGGTGATCGTGGTCTCCGCAAGCTTAGCCGCAGCGAGGTTCGCGTAGACCGTCACCTCGGAATCAAGGACCAGCAGCCGACGCACGGCGCCGTTGCGGATCGAGTTGAAGCCATTGCTGTAGAAGCCGTTAGGGGCGTAGCGTGCCATCGATCAGACTCCTTCTGTCTCGTTGCCGTGCACGCCATCGGCGACGGTCAACTGCTTCGGGGAAATGTCAGGAACTCCGGTCGCGAGCTCGCCGGCCGCGTCCTTTGCCCAGCCGCAGGCGCAGAAGTGGCCGGCTTGTTCTGCGGTCACCACGCGCAACTCGCCCTGGTAGTAGCTGACGCCGCCGCTGCGGAAGTTCGTGAGGATCTGGATTCGCTTCATGTCATTGCACCCTGTAGAGGCGCTCTTCAGGCGCCACGATGAATAGACGGCCTTCTGCGGATACCACCAAGAGGTCCGCGCCTGCGACCTCACCCGGCCGGATCAGGCTGATGAGCGAGGCAATCTGTGCGTGCACCGAGTCGCTCACAATGACAGTCGCGGCCTGCGTCAGGTCCACGATGCCAGCGAGATGTAGGTGCGCAGAAGACGCCACGGCCAGGGCGGCGCCTGCGCTCAGCTGCGGGCCATCGCTGGCCAGCGCATGGATAGCATCCGCGACCTGGATCACGAACTCCGGCGTCAGCGCGACCTGTGCCGAGGCCATGACGTGGGCGGCGCTTCCAACCTCGAGGTAGTGTGCCTGGACCATGCTTGCCGCATCCGCCGCCTGCTCGTGGGCCGAGTCGCCCACTTGGACGAACTCCCCGATGGACAGGATTGGCTGCGTGGCGGCGTGGCCATGCGCGGCACTGAGCGCTGCGAGGACTTGGCGCTGCGTAAGGTTGACGCCCTCAGCAAAATGGCCGTGGACCGACGCCTGAACAGCAACGGAGATCGCCTGCGTCAGGATCACGCCGGCGGCGACCTGCGTGTGAATCGAGTCGGCCACCTCGAGCAGAGATGCCTGCAGCAGTTCCAGACCAGAAACGAACTGCGCATGTACCGAGTCTTCTACGGTCAGTGGCGTCGCCTGAGACAGCGCGACGCCGTCGGCGGCCTGTGTGTGGGCTGAGCCCGCCACCTGTGCAATCGCTGCCTGCGTCAGTGAGGCCTCGTCGGTGGCCTGCTGGTGCGCCGAGCTTGTCGTGGTCAAGACGTGCGCCTGAGTCAGTTGCACGCCATCAGTCACATGGCTGTGGATAGAGTCAAGAGCCAGGAGCATATTGTCCTGCGCCAACCCAACACCATCCGACACGTGCTGATGGACTGAAGCAGCGGGAGCGGCAATAGAGGCCTGGGTCAACTCAGCGCCATCGGTGACATGCGCGTGGATTGAGTCCTGTGGCGAAACAGCCACCACGACGGACAACACCGGCGAGTCCGCCGCGTGCACATGAACAGACTCCTGACTGCCGAGCACAAAGCCCTGCGACAACACCACCGAATCGGAAACAAGCCCATGCTGCGAGTCAAGCGAGGCGAGCACCTGCGCCTGCGTGAGCGACACCCCATCGGTCGCATGACCATGAGCCGAGTCGCCTGCAACAAGCTCAATGCTGCCGCTGCCTTCCGGAACCTCAAGCTGCACCCACGTAACGCGGGCTTTTTCAGTGGGCTCGACTGCCCGAATGCGAAGAAATGCCGTTGGACCCGAACCTGACGCGCTAATCGTGTAAGACCACGTTGGCGCGACGTTCGGCGTACCCGTCACGCTGTTTACGGGTGCGGTGTATATGATGTGCCTATGGTCGTTTCCACTGGTGACCGCGGTGCTCGATCTTGACGATAACGTGCCGAACGTCACATCCGTCGCTGTCAAGCTGACAGAAGATAGTGTGCCGGTATCAATGTTCTGCGCGGTAGCGACCAGCATGAGGTCGCCTGCGCTGAAAGTCAGGTTACTTGACGACGTGGCGCTGTAACTCGTGTCATTCGTGGTGTCCGCGCCAGTTCCAATAGACTCCGTAATGACGAGCCCCGACGGCGGCTGCACGCGAACAATCGAGGCCCGCATCGTGTTATTGGTTGAACCGGACAACGTGACCGTGATCGTGCCTGACTCGCTGCCCGTCACCGTGTCCTTGCGGAAGATGGCAACGCGCCGGGTGCCAGTATCAGCTCCCCACGTCCCAGTGCCGCCCTCAAGGGAACCGATCAGCGTCCAATCACTAGGAGCGGCGAACTCTGTGTTAGCCGTATTCGATCGCCCTGTGACGACGAGATACAGAGCGCTTTCTGACGTAATGCCACTTGGATATGACGGCGTGCAAGAGGTAGTGCCGTTCGCGCCTGTGCCGATCGCGCCATATTCGACAGCGACAGAACCCGGGTTGTCTGCTGCGGCCGTCTCGAACTCGACACGCAGACCGGCGTAGCTGCTAATGGACTCCGTAACCGTGCGCTCGTACAGCGTCAATGCGCCGAGCGGATCTGTCGTCCACGACTGAATGGTGGCGTTGGAGCTATCCAGCAGCCGTGCTATCAGCTTCCTTAGCTGGGACCCACCTGCCGCGTAGCGCAGCGTCCTCGGGCCAGATTCGGGCGTACTGAGCGCCGCGAGGCCCAGTCGCATCGTGCTGTTGCTGTCAACACTGGCATAGTCAGCATCGTCACGAGTTGCTTCGTCGAGCACACCATACAGTGTGGAGCCCGTTGAAGGCGTCCAGCTCCCAGCACTTATGTCCGAAGTCGGTGCGGCTGTTTGAGGCGTGCCGCTAGTAGTGCCCTTGATCTCGATGCCGACGAGTGCCCAACGCTGCCCGCCGGGAGCCGATAGGCCGATGGTTTTCGAGCCTGCTGCACCCGCGTTCGCGTGATAGCCTGCATAGTTCGTGTAGTACGAGGAATCGTGAAAGTACAATTCCTCCGTGAATGTGCCCGCGTCGCTCGTGCGATAGGTGCGCGATGCACCGTCAAGCGCGTTCCAGTCAGTACTGACGTAGGTAATTGCACTGTTGGCTTGCGTCGTACTGGCCGTGGCACTCGGCGCACTGTTATCGCCGGAGGCACCGAACACCGTGCCGAAGCCATCGGAGTCGCGCCACACCTCGACGCGGAACCCGTACCAGCCGCTAAAGTTGCTGCCAAGATCGACGCCAAAACTGGTTCCGCCAGACACCGACGTGATGGTAGCGGTCCAGAGTTGTGCGCGAGGGTCTAGAGCACCCGGTGTTCCGGTCGGCTGCGTGGCCTCTAGCGTGAAGGCCGAGGCCGTGGCGAGGCCCGTCGCAGTCGGAGTCGAAAAGGTCGTGCCGGCATTCTCAGCAACCGCCTTGACGACGATCAGGTCGCCGACCTGAACCGTCAGGCCGGAGACCGATTTGCTTGTGGCCGCGCTGTTGTAGCTAGATGCCGCCGTTGCTACAAAAGTCGGTGCTGCCATGTCAGGCGGCCCTGTCGGCGGCGTTGCCGCTGCCTTCCACGTGATGACGAGATTGGTCACCTCGCCCGGTAGCAGCAGCGAGAATGTCTTGCTCCCCTCGTTCGAGCGGGCACTCTCGCCGTCCACGTTGACGGCTGTTACCTGCCAGTAGCACGTCGTCCCGTCCGGCAGGCCCGAGCGCACGGCGGAGGTAGCCGTGGGCGGCAGCGAGATCGGCGAGCCGTAGCCCGCCGTCCCGCAACGCTCGTACAGCCTGTACTCGGTGAGCGCCTTCGCCCCCGTGAGCGGTGAGCCGTCCGTCGCCTGCGTCGGAGCGGTCCACGAAATTGTCGCCGTGCCCGCAAACGCGGGGAGCGAACTCAGGCACAGGAGGACGGCAGTGAGCCACTTCACGGAGCCGGCACAGTCTGCACGGTGACCGCACATGACGGCAGGCCGCTCGGGTGCTGCTGACAAGTCAGCGTGATCGTGAAGTTGCTCGGTGCGCCGGGCACGTCGGGCAGATCGGTCACGTTGACCACTGCGATGTTTGAGGACGGCCCCTCCCCCGCGCTGTTCACGCCATGCACGCAGAAGGAATACTCGCCCTGCGCCGTCAGCAGTCCGGTGAACGTCTGACCGCTGGTCACGGTGCCGACGAGTGCCTTGGTCTCGCCCGCACGACATCCACGGTACAGCCGGTGGCTGGTGGCATTCGGCGCGGCGGTGAACGTCGCCGTGATGTCATACGGCGGAGCCGACATCGCTGAGAACGAGCACGCGGCGCCAATCAGCGCACTGGCGACAAGGGCAATGAGCCGCATGATGCTTACTCCTGAGTGAATCCTGGTAGCCGTAGACCCACGGCTCGCAGCGCTTGCAGTACGTCGGGCGGCCTTTGCCGCGGAAGTGCAGTCGGCGAAAGTCGTTGCGCCCACTCGCGCCACAGCGCGGGCAGGGCATGTATCTCTTTGCCAGCCGGTGAGCCTCGAAGAAGAAAGCCCGGCTCGAGGCCGGGCGAGGGACGCCGCGCATGTCGGACGCGCCGTCAGGGAAATAGAAGGCGCCACACCGGCCAGCGGGGCAGGGAGGGGTTTGTGCGTGTGCCGGGGGCGCCGGAAACGAACAAGCCCCGCTCGAGGACGGGGCTTTCGGGTGACACTGAGTCGACGCTACAGCATCTCGCGCAGTGTTGGCGTCTAGACGACCGGATGTCAAGCGCCAGGCGTCGCGTTTTACCGAGCGAGAACCGTCTAGACGCCTTTCCTCCATTCAGCCTGATCCTGCGCAGCCACGAAGCCAGCGATGCGAGAGTGGGCGATGTCGAGCAGGGTCCAGTATCTGGCCTTGCTCACGCCGGTGAAGGCCGCCTTCTCGGCCACCGTGCCCCTGGCGATGTAGTGCATGTGCAGCACCAGGCTCGGGCGAAAGGGCATGCCGTGGATCGCACGCTGCACGAGCAACGCTTCGCCGGACAGGACCTCGGCGTAGTGGAGCACCCGCTTGTTTTGGGCTGCCCCATCCACCTCCTCCCGCACCTTTCCGGCGATGCTCACGGCGGGCCAGCCAGCGGGATCGCCGGCTCTGTTCTCTCCCTGCCATATCAGGCGCTTCTGGTACGCCCATATGCGGCACATGCCGGACACCCACCCGAAGTCCTCAGCCATTGCGCCCTCCACTCGTGATCCGCCACCGCCCATCCTCGCCCACCTCGACGAAGCCACGGTTCTTCCAGTCGCAGACGACCTTCCCCACCGCATCCGGCAGCACTCGCGGCCACTGCAGCCGCACCCAGCGGATCAGGTCACCGATCGCCGCCGGGGCCTCCGCCAGGCGCCACAGGAGCACGTCAGGGAGCCGCACGCTCGAGGTTCAGGTAGTCGGCGATGATGTCGGCCGCCTGCTCCCAGCCGTAGGCCACCTCGGCCCGGTAGCCCAGCGAGGCCATGAGCCGCAGCTGCTCGTCCTGGCGCTCGGTCGTGGCGCCGGCCTTCACAGCGCCCGCCTTGGGCCGCTTCAGCTCGATCCACAGGCCCGCCCAGCCCTTCACGGGGACGTGCAGGAAGTAATCCGGAATTCCGGCCCGGACGCCCATCCGCTTGAGGCGGGCGGCTTCGCGTGGGTTGCGCTTGCCGCCGGCCGGGTAGTGGACAAGCAGATCGGAGACTGGGCGGCCCTTGTACCGGCGGACGGCGGCCCAGCCCATGAGGGCCATGGATTCACCGTCCTCGATGTGGCGCGGGCGGGCGCGAGTCGCTTTCCTGGCCGAGGCCTCGGCGACTCCGACGGCCCGCATCTGGCGCCAGGCGCGGCTCATCGGACCAGCCAGGCCGTCAGGTAGACGAGCGCGGCTACCACGGCCCAACCGCAGACGCCAAGCCCAATACCGAGCACGATTCCGCGGGAAGGCGAGAGCGGATCGTCACTCACTCCAGCGCCTCCAGCGCGGCGATTGCCTGGTCGAGCTTGGCGCGCTGGGCGCGGAGCTGCTCGAGGGCTGCGGCGAAGCAGCTTTCCCTGCTACGCTCCAGGCGCTCCACTATGCGCTTCAGTGGCCGCTTGATTTCCGGCTTGGCCTTGGTTGCTCCGTTGGCCTTTCGGCCGGCCTTCGGTTTCGCCTCCGCCGGGGCCGGCTTCCGCCGGCAGTTCCTGCAGGTGCGAGCCCTGCCGTCGACGGTCCGGGTGTCGAAACCAAACTGGTCTAGCGGCAAGTCAATGTCGCACTTGATGCAGGTCTTCGTGTTTGCCATCGATGTGTCCTCGGCCGGCGGGGCAGATGCTGGGTCGGCGGCGGAAGCTGGCGCGGGATGCACGACCAGGCGGCTGTAGCGGTTGTCCTTGCGGATCGCGAGGCCGGCGGCCACCGCCTGGTGCAGCCCCTCCTCCACCTGCTGCAGCGTCCAGCCGGTCTGCATCCGCAGCCACTCGGCTGAGCAGCCGACGCTCTCCGGGATCAGCCGCGCCAGTTGCTGGGCGGCGGCGCTCACTGGCGATCGTCCGGGGCCAGCTGCGCCTCGAGCTCGCGCTCGTCGATCAGCGCCCGCAGCTTCGCCGTCTCCTCGAGGCTGAGTTCGGTCTCGCTCACGGCGATGTCCGGCCACTCCACCAGGTCAAAGCCACTGACCTCGCCGGTCGCCCGGCCGGTAGTCTTCGCCTCGGCCCATTCGAAGTAGGTGCTCATACTGGCCACCATTGCGTGTGACGCCGCCCATTGATGACCCGGGTGCCATCGCGCCAGACCTTACGGGCTGTCTCCAGCTCGGGAAGCCGGCGCGCTATGGCCCAGCGGTCGAGCTTCATCCGGGCGCCCAGCTCCAGCGACGTCAGGCCCGGCCAGCGGCGCACGGCCTCGAGAACCGCCGTCTGTTGCCGGCCGAGTTCGCCCGAGGCGCGGATGGCGTCTCCGGCCTCGTGGCTGGTCTCCGGGTCGGTGGTCCGGGCTCTTGGCAGGTCGGCGATCAACCCCCGGCGCTGGCGAGCGAGCGCTTCACGTGAAACGTCGAGCTGGGGCAAGGTCAGTTGCTGGGCCATCAGAACACATCCTCCAGTTCGGCCGCCGCCTTGGCTTCCTCTGGAGTCGCGTAGGCATCAATGCGCTGCCGGCGCGGGACGTTCCACAGCTCGTAAATCACCCGCTCGCCGAGGGTGATGCGCGCGATGGTGAAGCGGCCGCAGTCGCTCTCCAGGTGGGTCGGCCCTTTGCGCTGCCAGACCTTCATGCGGCGAGGTCCCGGAACATGATCCGGTGCGGCGGGTACTTCGCTGGATCGTGCAGATCCTGCGGAATGATCACGCCCAGGTAGTCGGCGCCGTGTTCCGAAACGTGCTCCTTCGCCGCGGTCACGCCCGGGAACCGCCTCACGATCCATGACCAGGTGGCGGCTCTCTGCCAGTCGGACAGTGGCCGCCGGAGCGCGGCCGCCATGATCGCAGCCCGGTTGTCGGCCGGCGTGGTGCCGTCGGCCGTCGAGGGATTGCGGACCGTCTTGCGGATGGTCCACAGCCCGCTCGCGGTCGGGATCTTCTCGGGGCCGTGCTCGCCCAAGGCGTAGCCGACGCAGCGGATGAACTCGGCCAGATGCATGCGCTGGAGGCCGTTCCAGTAGGCCTCGACGCGCTCGGGCGTCGCCGGCACGTTGAACCCGGCGCACAGGACCTTGGCGTGGTGGTCGAATTCGGGGCGGTCAACTGGCTGCACGGCGGGCCTCGTCGGCTTCGATTTCCTCAAGGGTTCGCAGGCGGAGTCGCTTGCGGGCGTAGCTGTTCCGATCGCGGGCGTTGCGCATCCAGATGCGCCAGCACGCCGGCCAGTCCTTGCGGGGCTTCTGGAACTCGAAGTCACGGAACTTCGCAGTCTCGGCGTCGAGATCGAAGTCGGGCGGCAGTTCCGCACTGATGGCGCGCAGCTGGTCGGTCAGCTCGAAGTCTGTTGGGCATCGCCTGCTCGGACGCGCCTCCCGCCGCGAGGCGGGAGCCCTTCCCCCCTGAAGGGGGGGTAGGGGGGGTATATTCTTGTCTGAGTCTGAGTCTGAGTCTGAGGGGTCGGACATAGGCGGACACCGGCGGACACCGGCGGACACCGGCGGACATTCGCCAGTAGTCCGAGCGTGATGCTTCCGCTGCGCTTCCTTCCCGCTGGCGACAGCCTCCGAGTTCTTCGCCGCGAGGCGCGCCTTCTCCCGGTACTTGCTGTGGTTGACGAGTCGCCAGCCCCAAGCCGTGTTCTCTCTGATCCTGACGAGACGACGCCCATCGTCCAGGGGCGACCGGCTATGCGGGTCGGGCTGCTCGAGTTGAGCGATCCCCTGGCGCAGCAGATCCTCGGGCCAGCCCGTCACCGCGGCGAGGTAACCGAAGCTGAAGTCAATCTCGCCGTTGCGGTCGGCGAGCGGCAGCAGGGTGCAGAACACCGCCAGCGCCGGCCACTGCCCGCACAGCGATCCCTGGAAGAGCGAGCCGAAGACAGGCGTGTAGCCGCTCATGCAAAAGGGGCTGATTATGCGGCCTGATCGGGAGAACCGCAGCGCGACCGATGCAGCTCATGCAGCTTCAGTGCCGCGGTCCCGCGGGGCGACTCGGTTCTGCGGTTCGCTATGTCGCTGACTGCGCCTATGCTGAGTCCTATCTCGGCGCCGATCTGCGCGAAGGTCATGCCGCGGCTTTGGAGGTCTCGAATCAGGGTGGCCCATGTGCTCATGGATGAAAGGCTACGCTTTTCCGTACGTGAGTGTCAACACGGAAACCCGTTGACAGGCGGTGCGGATTCCCGTATTGTCCCTCCACGCCCGGCTGTACCGGGCCGGAGACAGCGATGACGATCCCGACCCACTTGGTCCCGCTCCTGTGCCAGCTGGCGCACGAGCATTTCGTCCGGCAGGTCCACCAGGTCCGCGTGATGGGCCACGACCACCCGCAGGCGCGTACCGCCCGCGAGCACCTCGAGCGTGCGCGAGAGCTGGCCGCCCTGTGCCCCGCGCAGAGTGTCGCGGCATGAGTCATATCACCATCTGCCCGGCCTGCGGGGACTGCTACCAGGAATCCAGCGAGGAGGCGGCCAACGACCCGCGCCGGCTGTGCTGGCCGTGCTGGCCGTGCTGGCAGGCCGCGAACCGCGGCGAGGTGCGGCAGTCGCCTACGGACCGGGAGATCGCGAACCGCGAGGCCTGCGACCGTTACGAGGCGGCCCTGCGGCGTGGAGCGTTCGCATGACCGGCCCGAAGACGTTCGTGATCGTCGGCGAGGCCGACTGCGAGGCCGGCAGGTTCCTCGATGAGGTGCAGCCGGAAGCCAGGCGCACCGCGAGGACCATCGAAGCGCTGGGCGCGAACCCGGACCCACGACCGGAGACCGCCGACGTGATCGCGGAGCTTGTCGTGGCGGTGCAGCGGTCCCAGGACGTGATCGGATATTTCACCCTATTCGCCTCGGCAGAGGAGCGGCAGATCGCGGAATCGAGTCTCGCGCGCAGCCGCGAAGCCCTGAGCCTGTACCGCCGCTGGGTGACGCCATGAGCTTCCCGGATCGGCTGTGGTGGCTGATGGCCTTTCTCGTGATTCTCTGTGCGTTCTGCGGCGTGGCCGGCTGGTTGATTGAGCGCAAGCTCGATCGCGAGCGTGATCGGCTGTTGCCGCCGCCGTGTCGCTCGACGGAGCGGGCGGGGTCGCAGGCGGAGTTTCGGCGGCGGATGGCGGCGCGTAGGTGGATGGCGTAGCAGGCGCGGCGAGGCAGGCGGGGCCTGGGCGGCGGCGTAGGCGGATCTTGTAACCAACGGAGGCAGATCATGAAGTACTGGAACATCGGCAACAAGCTCAGCGGCATGGACCTCGGCGTCTACGAGGGGGACACGCCCGAGGAGGCGCTGGACGCGCTTGCGCGCGACGCGGGATATCGGGACTACTCCGACGCGCTCGACCAGATCGGCGCGAAGGACGGCGAGCTGGTGGTGGTCGAGGTCGAGCGCGCGGCCTGACCGCGGCCGACCTCGAGGCGCGGCAAGGCCGGGCACCGCAACGCACGGCAGGCGACGGAGGTGAATGGTGGAGCAGGCAAGGCCGGGCAAGGCATGGCTGGGCCCGGCAGGGCAAGGCCTGGCGCCGCACCGCACGGCAGGCAGAGAGGCGCATGGGGCAGCAGGCATGGCGGGGCCCGGCCTGGCAGGGCGGGGCGCGGCCCGGCAAGGCATGGCAAGGCGCGGCGAGGCGCGGCCTCGCACCGCACGGCAGGCAATTCGAGCAAGACCACCGCTCGTGCAAGTGTGGTCACAACAGTGGAGACGTGAGATGGCAACGAGGAAAGATGTGGTGGCAATCGACCCACCGAAATTCGAGACGGCGACTTTCGAGATCATAGGGACCGCGCCCTATATGCAGTGCCGGTTCCCGGAGAAGGCGCTTCAGGCGATGCGCGCGAAGCACGAGGCCGGACAGTCGGCGAAGAAGGGCAAGGCCAAGGAAGCGAGGGACTTTGATCGCGATTTCCAGCAGGCGCAGCACATTTCCGCCGAGGGATGGAATGGCATCCCGGCAAGCGCCCTGCGGAATGCCTGCATCGACGTGTGTCGCATGACGGGCTTCAAGATGGTCCACGCGAAAATGTCGTTGTTCGTCGAGGCGGACGGTTTCGACAA